ACCATGAGCCGAGACCAGATCCCGTACTACACCCCGAGCGTGTACGAGCGAATCCTTAACATGGGCGGCCTGAAGTCTGGTTCACAGGCGGAGGCCCAGCACGACCGCACCGCCGTGTATAACGGCCTGCAGCGGGGCCGTCTGCGCAAGCAGAACTTGATGCGCCGGGTAACCTTGGCTGAGACGCCGGAGGAGTACCGTGAGGCGTACGAGGATGTTAAGCAGTGGAACCGGACGAACCCGGAACTTTCCATCACCCGGGAGTCCCTGCGACGGTCCAAGAAGTCGCGGGTCGAAAAGATGCGCAACGCTGAAGAAACGGGCGTCCCGCTGTCCAACAACCGGGATCTTGCTGACCGACTGATAGGAGGTGGCTGATGGCTGTGGAGCCAGTACGTTTGATCGACTGGTCCAAGGGGATCGACAACCGGTCCCCGGACAACCGCCTCCAAGAAGGCTTCGCCCGCGACATGGTGAACCTTGATCCCGGAGCGACACTGTCCTCCCGGGTCGGTTACGAACGCGTCGTGGAGACCGAGGACTGCCGGGCGGTGATGACCCTCGGCGACCAAGTCTTGTTCGTGGATGGTGACAAGCTGAAGCGATACGTGGCTGGGGTTGTCGAAGAACTTTACACCGTGTCAGCGGCTGGCCCCGTAGGTCACACCACGCACAACGGCGAGCTGTTCATCTCTACGGCCAACGCCACGCTTCGTTACGACGGCAAGCAGGTGCGCCGGTGGGGGGTGTCGGATGTGTTTATGAGCCCGGCCCCCAGCGTCACTCCCAAGGAGGGCGTCGAGGGTCGCCAGCTGTTCGCCATGACCTATATTAACGAGCACGGCGAGGAAGGTGGCACAGGCCAACCCGGCTCGTGTCCTGCTGGCACCCTGACCTTCGACATCCCAACCATCCCCGACGGCTGCCGGGCCCGGATCTATGTTTCACCGGTGAACAGCACTACGCTGTACTTGCAGGGCGAGACAGCGTCCCCGGGCGACATGGTAATTCACCGGGTGGACACAAACACGCAGGTACTTACGACAGCTGGTAAGTATGCACCTACTCCGGGTTCGCTGCTGGCCTCAGATAACGGTACGATACTGGTCGCAGTGGGTGACGCTGTTTACTATACTGACCCCATGACGCCGCATCTCGTTGAGTACGACAAAGCGTTCTTCCAATACCCGGAGCCAGTGACCATGCTCCTGTCCGGCATGAACGGGGTCTATGTTGGCGCAGACAAAGTGTATCGGCTATCGGGCGTCACTACGGACGAGCCTCGACAGGACTCAGCGGATGACGTAGCACCGATCCCCGGTACCGGCAGCAACACACCGTCGGGTGAGGCGGTCTGGATGACAAGGTACGGTATGCGCAGAGAAAGCCCAGACCCGCGGGAAGGAATCATGCCGGCATCGTCCGACCGGTTCCACCTCGGGCACCACGAGAAAGGCGCCACCGGCGTGGTCGAGCACAATGGCCAGCGGCGCGTGGTTACTACGACGAAGCAAATAGGCGGGCAGGGTGGACTTGCCGCCGCGGACTACTTTGAGGCGGAGGTTATAAGGCCATGAACAACCTACTGGGCACCGGTCTGGTGTATCGCGTCGAGATGATTGTCGACGGTGAGGTGGTGGATGAGTCCATCGAACACAACATTATGCCGCAGCAGTCGGTGGATCACATCGCAGGCATGATCCGTGGCAGCGGTCCCTCGCCTATCTCTGGCTGGTACGTTGGCCTGTTTGAGAGCAACTACGTGCCGGACTCCAGCGTACGTGCAGCGGACCTGCAAACTACTGTCGGCGAATCACAGGCGTACGACGAGGCTAACCGCCCTGCGTGGAGTAACTCATACGACGGCGTTGGGTTCATCGGCAACAGTGGTAACCCCATCGAGTTCACGATGAATGCCAGCAAGACTATCTACGGCGCGTTCATCGCGTCGGATTCAGTGAAGGGCGGGACCGCAGGTATCCTACTGTCCATCGCCCGGTTCTCCACGGCCAAGACGGTAGAGGCGGGCACAACCCTGCGGATTACTGCGGGTCTGACCCTGACACCCACAGCACAGCTCTGAGGTAGCGTATGAACACTTCGATCTTCTCGTCTGAACAGCTACTGAAGTGGCTGTTCACTACGGATACAATGGGCACCCGCCCCACTGCGTGGCATGTGTCACTGCACACCGGTGACCCGACACTGGACGGCTCAGGTAACGAGGTGTCCGACGCCAACTATGCCCGCCAGTCTGCTACGTTCACTGCGACCCAACCTTCTGCGGGTGAGGTGTGGCAGGTAACCAATGACGCGGACGTGGTATTCCCGGCTTCAGCGAACGCATACACTGTCACACACGTATGTGTGTTCGACGCCGCCACAGGTGGTAACGTGTTGGGTATCTTCGAGCTGCCGCTGTCGCGCAGTATCTCGGCCGGCGGCGTGTTCTCAATCCCGATTAACGAGCTGGTGATCGCCGGCGGAACCGTAGGAGTATAACCATGCAGCTTAGCGATGGACTTCGTAACCACCTCGTCGCCACCGGCTCACTGAAGGCCGCTGTTGACGGTGCAGTTATCCGCCTGTACTCAGGCACTGCCCCTGCCACGCCGCACGACGCGGTGCCGGCGGGATCTACCATGTTGTGCGAGGTGTCCGTGGGTGGCGCTGGCACCGGTGTTACCTTTGAGCAAGGTCCGAACGCGGGTCTGCTTCTCAAGGCCCCCGGGGAATCTTGGGAAGGCACAGTCAACGCCGCAGACACTGCGACATGGTTCCGCCTCGTGTATCCAGCTGATGCTGATGACAGCTCGACTTCTGCGGTGCGTATCCAAGGTACTGTTCAGGCCGCCGGCGGTGATATGCAAATCACAAACCCGAACCTGTCAGCCGGAGCTACACAGATCATTGACTACTTCTCCATTGTAATGCCTGCAGCATAAGGGAGGCGGGGCCGCCGTGAATAAGCTACGTCGCAAAGTCGAGCTCAGATACATTCCCGGCGACCCGCCTGTCCCGGCGATACCGCCGACATGTACAACCACAACCAAACGGGTCAGTGCCGGCTCTAGTTCTGGGTCTGGGATCTCTATAATCCAGCTTAACCCTCCTACGAACGGTGGTATCTCGACAACCGGGTATATTCCTGTCTATGGGCGGGGTGACTGGAACCCCCTCACAAATAGCTACGACCGGATCATCACTGGTTGGATGCCTCAACGGGCGTCCTCCACCGGTAGCCGGTATAGGACCACTACGGAGACTACCTGCACCGGTGGGCGTCCGTACCAACCCGGCACCCCGGGCACAGTAGAGAAACTGAACACAGGCCCTGACTGGCGTGCCTCTGCTCGTAGCGTTGAGCGTCGTTCCGGCGACACCGTGGCATCGTTCAGCCTTAACGACCGCCCCCGGGTGGCTGTCGGGTTCGCTACCAACGACACCGGAGCGTCGCTGAACGACCTACGCATGGGCGTGATGTTGAGGACCGCCGGCGCAGCAGTCGAAGTCATACCGATTACTGACGGCGTGGAGAGTGACACACCCGCAGGTTATTACGGCGCTGGTGATCGAGTGTCACTGATCCGTAGTCGCGACAAGTTCTTCGTCCAAGTGGGCGGAGACGTTATCTACACAGGCACGTCTACAACAGAAGACCCGGTTGTTCTGGACGCCATGCTCTACACGTCCGATGACTATGTTGAGGATCCCGTGCTGGCTGGGGCAGTTTCTGCCAGCGTCACCGGCAGTGTAGGGCTGTCTGTCAGCCTGTCTACCACGACTGGGGTTACCGGCAGCGTAGGGCTCCGAGGGTTGGTAGCGGGTGTTGTGGACGGGGAGACCGTCGCGCAGGTTCGCGGCGTTGTCGCGTTCTCTGGTGTGGCTAACTCTGTGACAAGCGGGGAGGTTAGCGTCCGTGGGCGGGTAGGCTTCGCTGGGGATCTGTCAGCACTGGCGACGTACGCTGAGGTTACCGGACGCCTGCCTGCGTTCCAGATGTTCTCAGCGGACTCCGATGCAGCGGGTGGGTCTGTGGTCCTGCCGTCGTTGGGGATGGATGCGACCTCGAACCCCATTCTGGTTACCGCCGGCGCGGACCTGTCTCTGCCGTCGTTTGGCTTCTACTCCAGAACCATCACAGGTGCTGTTGGTACTGTGCAAGCTGAAGCACCGGCGTTCCAGATGCTGGCGGCAGATAGCCCGTACGCCGGCGCCAGCGTGTCGATGCCCATGCTGACCATGCAGGCGGACGACGGGTACAACCTCCCCGGGTTCCAGTTCGTGTGGGAGAACATGGATTTGGCGGACTCCATCACCACGGACCCGTCTCTGTACGCGTCGATCCGGTTTGGCCTTGAGCTACAGCCAGAACTGACGTTCGGTGTGTTGGTCTCCGACATGGTGCTGGATGGTCTGATCCTCGACCCGACCCTGAGCGTGGGTGACTTCGTTAACGCCATGGTCAGTGAAGGGTTAAACCTGTCGTCTGCGACACAGGGGCCGACGGACATCTGGGGCCAGTACGGATTTGATCTGGAGACGGGTGCGGCGACACGTTACGACAACTTCGAGTTCGACGGGTTCGCCTACTCACCGGAGGCCACCTACGCCTACCGCCGGGACGGGGTGTACCTGCTTCGCGGGGGAGATGACGACGGCGCTCCACGCAATGCGATGGTGGACTTTGGCACCACGGACTTCGGCACCAACGCCAAGAAGCACATCGAGACTGCCTACGTCGGCCTGTCCACAGACGGCACAGTGTATCTCAGATTGAACGCCGACGGCCGGGGTGACCGGACGTACCGGGTTGTCCAACGGGACCCACTGATGCGGGCGAGAGTGGGTCGCGGCATTACCGCGAGGCAGTGGCACGCCAAGCTGGAGATTGTAGACGAACGATCATCGGAACTGGATGGCGTGGAGTTCCACATCGCGGCGTCCGCCCGACGGTGGGTGAAGTAATGTCGAAGAAGCACCGGCTTGAGTCCAACCTAACCAACGCACCCATAGACTTGGCGTACGCCAAACGTCGGGGACAAGCTGTCCGTAGGGGGGTGCGGAGGGAGGTAAGGCGAGGGTTGCTTATTGAACACGTGAGACGTAACGGTCGGCGTAGGACCCGGGTGATAGACCTACCTCACAGGCTGACGCTTGTTGGCGCTGTAAGTTGGCCACGCGACCCGGGGGCCACTACAGCGTCCGGCACTCCAAGATATGTCTACGCGTTCAGTAGCAGGGACGGGCTCATATCCGGTCAAGGTGTGATAGACGTAGCCCCCGAGGACATAACGGTAACGTCAGGCGACAATAGCAAGTTACTCGGCGACTACTTAGTAACCTCGTATGGCCCCCCTTTGGGACCCCCGAGTGCGAATCTCAGTAGAACTGTCAGGGATAAAAACCCGACTTCTATCTGTTTAACTTGGCTGGGGACAAACACCAACCAATGGGAGGGGGTGCCAGAGGTCTTGTTTATGCCGATGTCCCCGGATCGCCCGTTGGCGGTGGGGGTAAGTGCGTCAGCACACAGCAACAAGCTCGTACAGATAACTGTCGCCGAGTCCGTTATCAGACAGAGCACCGGATTTGGCCTAGTGGCTAGGGATAGAAAAAAACCGTTAATAACAGCGCCTCAGCTGTACGCCTTCGCTCCTGAGCCTACTGCGGATTGGGGGTCGTGGGGGGTGGTGCTGGCTTTCCCCGGTGTGGACTATAGCGATGAGCAATACGACCACGGGCTAAAGGGGCTAGTGTTTACCTACATTAACGCAGACGTTGTCCTTGGTACTGAAGTCGAGGGGAGTAGCAGTAGTGTTGTGGCTTTCCATCTCCCAGACGTCCCGCAGTTCCAGCAGGGGGTCTGGGTTGACGCCGGAGAGGACCACGACGACGACCCTATTACTGGTCGGTTACCGTCGTTCATACACGGCGACGTTGTAGCCCCCACCAATGACGTAGGACAGCAGGTCGGCGAGTTTGTGTACTTCGGCGTGTACCACGGTGGCGTGGACGTTGTCGTGGACGGAGAAAACGAAGTTGACTATCTGACAACATTGTTCTTCGCTGACTCGGCGGGGAATTTCCAGATTTTGAGGTCCACTTCCGCAAAAGACGAGCTGCCCGACGTACCAGTTAATGTACCTCCGTACTCCGACAAGCCGTTATATAACTACATGACAGCGTTTTATGCTGCTGGGTTAGTGTGGGGGGTCTGCATCGTGTATAGAGGTAGCGGACAACTGAAGAATGGCACAACAGGGCTCACCAACAGAGTATACGGGTTGTCTGTGCTGGTGGCTAACGAGTTCGGGATCGTCGAGGATGGCGTCCCGGCGGGAACCGAATTATTCGACTTAGGGGACGACGTCGAGTCGCTGACTTGGGGGCTTACAGTACTCGGCGGGGATTATCGGACTGCGTCCCAGTCTGTCTTCGCCTGCCACCTAAACACCACAGACCATTTCGGGTTTACGTTCGCCGTCATACAAAACGGCAGGCGCAGGCTCGCTAAGTGGGATACCTTAGATGGGTTCGGTGTCTGGGATTTCGACTACGAAGATTTCGCGGGCGCCGACGGCAGTGTACCAGCTGTAAACTGCTATCGTAGAGTTAGCGTTGCGGAGGACAGCTCAGGGGGACAGAAGGTCGTAGGCGACCCCGGTTTCGTTGTGTCGCACAACGGTGGTAGTGAGGGGGGAGCGACGTTCGTCGTTACTGCAGGGAAGTCCCGTAGAGTAGCCCCAGTTGGCGCAGCCGGTGGACTACCTACCGGCAACGTATTGTCCGTAAAAGGGTCCACATCGGACGCCTACCAAGTATATACTGCGCCAGAGGAGGGGTAATCCATGGCAACAGAACTCGATACACGGTACCAAGGTACGACTGACTTCCTTCAGAAGCACGCGAGCAAGGCGCTGACCGAGGCCAGTAATGCCCGTAGGTGGATACTCAACAAGTCCAAGCCGGATCTTGAGCATCCACGACTGAACTTCGATATAAGGAAGCCCAACCTCCAAGAACCCCCCAAGTTCTCAGACCTGTTCCCAGATAGTGACGGGACCAGCACAGAGGTAGAGCGCCTGAACAACATGGTCGACGAGTGGGTCAGCAAGTATTTCCCGTCGATTAACGACTGTTTCCAGAATACACCTGATGACTGGTTGTGCAATGTAATCAGCGGCGTTCAGCCGTACGGTCTCGATAAGACGGTGCTGGAGTTGATCTGGCACCAAGTCCGGGACCAAGAGCAGCAGACGTTCCAGTCTAGTGAGGCCCAGCTGCGCTCGAATTTTTCTGAGCGTGGGTTCAGCCTGCCTCCCGGGGCCTATGTTCGGGCGCTTGACAGGGTACGCCAGCGAGGCGACGCAGCCGTGCTGGAGGCCAACCGACAGGAGGCCATCCGCCACGAGGAGGTCCGGGTTCAGATGCTGCAGTTCGCGGTCGGCGAGGCAGTGCGATACAAGACCTCCATTATGAACTCACTGGCAGACTTCTATCGGATGTGGGTCACTATCCCTGACAAGGACATTGAGCGGGCCCGGGTCCGGGCGCAGGCGCAGAGTTCCCTGTACTCAGCCCTCAGCACCTACTACAACGTGGAGGTGGCATTCGAGGAGCTGCGCCTGAAAGCTGAGTCCAGTGACTTGGAGGCCCAGATGAACGCCGACCAGAACAAGATCGCTTTGTTCGATTCTGACAACGCCTCCACTGCACTGGGGCAGGCCGTACGTGGTTTCGCTCAGGTGTCTGGTGACGCGGCGAACGCAGCCGGCTCACTGATTGCACAAATCGAGGGTGTCTGATGATCGACGTACACCGCGAGGACTAAAGTCACGCCGGGACAATACAGGAAGGAAAAAGACCTATGGCTTATAACGACGGACTAGAGTGCACACCATTTTGGCAGTCGTTCTTTGGGACCCTAGAGGAGCTTAATTGTGAGGCGCCCAGTATAGGTCTGCCAAGTTTCACAGGTTTGTATTTTTCCACCTACCCGGTAGGACTTCGGGTGCCTGGAGCTACGGGGGTCGTTAAACACCCTACAGTTGAGTCTACACTAGACATAGAACCTATGACCAACGTCGCCACACTTAATGAGGGGCAGATAACAGACGCACTCGTCTATTACGTTGACGACAGAAACCCTACATATTTTGGGAGGGTGCTCGCTGAACCTGTAGGTAACGAGTCTTTCGTCGGTTACAACGGTGACAACGTGGCATTTACCGTGCAACCGCCGGCCGACCAGTCGTGGGCAAACCAAGTGGCAGGGGCGTACCTCCACGTTTTTGTTCACCCAGATGACACGAAAACTTTGTCAGATGTTATAAACGCTCAGACTGGCGACTTTCAGGTTTACTTCATCGCTGAAGTCAACGATGGAGACAGAAGTTATGTTAACGAATACAAAATGGTGGACCCAAAGACGGCCGCTTCTATTGCTGATAGCCAAGGATACTTGCTAGGGGCTACGGTGGTTTTGGGTCGTTATATGGGGACGTCAGGTACTAACCCCTTCTTTATGTCAGCGAGGTTCCTCCGTGTAGAACTGATTGATAGCCAAGGTCAAGCCTACGACCTTGGTGTTTCCGGGGGTGTCTGCGTTAGCGCTATCGAATTAATCCCCGGCGTATAAAAGCGGCCGTCCTTGGCCTAGCCCCTACGTCCGGCTGTCTCCTTGCGCGGAGGCAATGGCGGCTCCCGCCACCTCCGCTGCACTCACTGACTGAGCCCCGCGGCTCACATTCCCAAGATCTGGGTGGTTCATGTTGAACACCCACGTCCAGACCTGTGCCGTCTTCCACTGGGTACCGCGCCCCAACACCATCCGGGTCTCGTCCTTCAGGATGCCCCGCTTGCGCAGCGCCGTCTTCAGGCGGTTCACGTCGATCTGGTGGTCGGCACAATACTGGCGGAAGTACGCCCGGTCCACATAGGCCACGCCGTGCCACGCCTCGTAACGAATCCGCAGCTCGTTCCTCGGCTCCTGCGTGGCGTAGGCCAGCTTGCCCTCCACCGGCTCGACGTTGAACGTCAGCATCTTGTCGAGGTTGGAGTTCAGGAAGTCACCGAGGATGGTCACCGGCGTCCGGGTGTTGTCGGTCACCGCGTCGCGCATGTTGCGGATCGCATCCACGCTGAAGTTGGCCAGCCGATCAATGTCCATGTCGGTAATACCGATATGGTTGGTGATCTCCAGCGCCGTCAGTATGCAGGCGGGGCCGGCTGCCCAGAACCGCTCGCCGCTGGACACGTTGGCTACGTCCTCGAAGTGTCGGGTCCATTCCTTGATCCGCTGGCGGACCCGGGGGATGTCACGCATCACCTCGTGGATGAACACCTCGCCGGCCAGACCGAAGTGGTCGTTCAGCAGGTCCAGTGTCTCGTCCGCTTCCGCCTTGGGGATCTGGCGCCCCGGCACGTAATACTCGAAGATCCTCACCGCCTCGGCCGACGCGTCGGCCTTGGCCAGCGACAGGCGGCTGTGCAGGCTGGCGTTCGAGGTGGTCAGCATCATCGTCTGCCACGAGCCGTGGTTCTCTTTGGCGCTACCGTCTTGGTTCAGACGCTGGCGACCCTGCCCCTTGCTTACGGCGTAGCACAGATCCGACAGGCTCTGCTCGTCGAGGTTGGTGATCTCGTCATAACACACTGGCAGGTTCTTCAGTACGCCGATCTTGTTGTAGAAGGCCCGCACCGTGTCGTGCTCGATGTCCGCCCAGCCATGGGACTTGTGCCCCCAGATGGAGTTGGCAACGTGCATGACGCTGGACTTACCGCAGCCCTTCTCACCAACCATGGAGATAATCATTCCGTTATAGTTGGTGAAGCGGAACAGCGGCGCAGCGAAGCCGGCACCGATCCCGAACTGGAAGGGCTCCAGACCCGGGCGCTCGTACATGGCCACCACTTTACGCCACTCATTGATGTCGCCCTTCGGCGTCACCCAGTCCAGCGCGTTGGCGATGTTCTTGTGGACGTTGACTGGCAGGGTCTTGCCCTTCTCCAGTACCCGGTCGCCCAGCACGAACTTGCCATTGTCCCGCCATCCCAGCTGGGCATACACCGTACTGGCAGCGGATGTCTTCTGCAGCTCTCGAATGTATCCAAGCATGTATTGCACCAACAGATCTACCTTTCCAAGATCAGGCAGAACTCCTATGTCGCCCAGTGTGATCGACAGTTTCCGCCGGTCGTACAGCTGGCCCAGTGGCAGAGGGAACATGTCCCACCCGTCCTTCGGCAGCCAGCGACGCACCTCCACCACGTAGCGGGACTCCCGCTCGTCGTAGACGATGGCCTGCGGATACACGTCGTGTTCGTAAATGACCTCCTCCATCTCGACGCCCTCATCGCCCACGATACGCATGGCGATCTTGGCGCTCTCGCCGTCTGGGGAGACCACGCGTTTGAACGGGAACGGGGGGTCCGGCAGGGTCATACCCTCAGTGTCCGGGTTGTCCAGCTGGTGGACGACCTTCGGCGGTTCGGCCTTGGTCATCTCTTGGCCCAGCTGCAGGGGTGTGCTGATCTTCCCGGCAAACGGACAGCCGGCGCACCCGCCCGGGTTGTGGTCCTCGAACGTGGTACACAACGTCGGGCCCACACCTTGTTCAATGTGCTGCTGGATTTTCTTGTCTGTCTCTGAGGCGGAGTACCCACTGTACCCACGGCTCATCATGTGGACAGCCTTCTCACCTTTCTTGGCGTGGCGCAGGCAGCCGATCATGTCGTACCACTGCGGCTCCTCCACCTGCCCGGGGTTACCAGCCTGCCACGTCAGCTGCTTACACCGACGCACCGTCTCGCGGGGATCGGCCTGCGTGTACTGTTGAGTCAGGCCACCACTGGCGTCCTTGTTAATCTCCTCACCGGCGCCCTTCAGGTGCGAGGGCATGTCACCCAACTTCAGCTCCTGTACTTCGGCCTTCACTGGCTTGGCTGCTGGCAGTTCAATGGACGCCAGCGCCGCCATGAAATGGGTGGACGAGACAGGGTTGCGGCGCACCACCAAACGAACTGGGATCGGCTCACCATACTTGTGGTTAAACGTACCCGGGACGCGCAGGACGCTGGCACAGTCAGAAGTACGAGACGGGTCCGCCTTCAGACCCCACACCTTGGTAGCCTGCTTCAGCTTGGCGGCGTAATGCAGCCACTGCTCTTTGTCTACGGACTTTTCGAGCGGCCAGTAGACGTGTAGGCCACCGCCGCTGTCCACGATGCACGGATCTGGTAGGCCGTGCGCCGTGATAAATTTCTTCAGCTCTGTCGCTGCTGTCCTTTGGTCAGGGTAGTGCTTCGGGTCGTCCTTAACGTCTATGTCGAGCCAGAACGCACCAAGGCGGACGATGTTGTCAGCCTTCCGAATACGTTTCTTGCGTACCTCGTTGATAGAACCAAGAGCGAAGTAACAGTCCAGCCTGTCGCTGCGCGACTGCGCGTTCTCAAGCAGATTCTCAACGGTGTCACAGGTTACGTGTCGGAAGTAGTGGATGACCTCGCCTTCATCGTTCGTAAACTGCGCTGGAACTGCCAGAAGGTAGGGGCCTTCTTCCGGCAGTATGGCAGCCAATAGTTGTAGTTCAGTCACAGCCGATCTCCTTCACACGTTGTCGGGGGTACCTTCCGATCAGTCCGAAACGTGGTGGCTGCGCAGTTTGTCTCGAAGGAACGCGGCGCGGTCGTTGGGGGACAGGCCATACAGGTCGTCGTAGATTCCCAATTCTTCGTTGGCTGCGTTAAGGCGGTCGATCTTCAGTTCTACTGCACGGAGGATATGCTGCGCTGGTTTGCGCATCTTGCCACCGCGTACGGTGAACCATTCTTTCAGAGAGTTCTGGCTAACGTCCAGTACCTTGGATGCCGCGGCGTAAGACAGCTGGGTCTCAGCCAGAAAAAGCTCGTACTTGGCTTTGAAATCAATTTGTTCTTGGGTCAGTTCAGTAGTCATAACCATGCTCCAAAATATCAGTGGCCCCCGAAGGGGCCGTTGTTCTGTTAGTCGTCCCAACCTTCAAACACGGAGTCAACGGCAGAGCCGCTGTCAGCCACGGTTGCTTCGGCTTGGGTGTGCTGCTTGGCCGGCGGCTCCTCGGCAGTCTTGGTCTCCTGCTTGGCCGGCTCAGGTTCCGGGTCCGGTGTGGCAGCCGCACCGCCCCAGTCGTCCACTGCCTGCTGCTTGGCCTTCTCAGCTTCCTCAGCCTTACGCCGTTCCTCCAGTTGCTCCGGGGTCAGCTCTGGCTGCGCCGGCGTTTCTGGTTTGGTTTGCTGTGCTTCGTCTTTACCACCTACCTCGGGCGCCGGGCGCAGACCTTCAGGCTCCGGGTCTGTGATCGGGGTGATGGTCGCCACCTTGATGGTCTCCTCAGACTCGAAGCGACTGCTCACCTGCTCGTATTCCTCGTCAGTCAGGTACCGCTGCGGCTCGAACTGCAGGCGCGGGAAGTCAGCCTCAGTGTCGAAAGACAGGCGGGTCACCACACCATTATAGGGTACAGCCGGCGATACGTTGTCCAACATGCGCAGGTATTTGGCAAACTCGCCAAGAGACGCACCGGGGATGGACAGCTGGTATGCGTCGCTGGCCACGTTCGAGGCTGGCACAATGGCCACTCGCTTACGGTCGTCACAGGCTTTGATTTTCTTGCCACTGATCTTGCTGATCGCGGAGCCCCACGCTGCCTTCGGGCAGTTCTTGCACCAGCGGTTCACTGGGTTCTCGACGTTCGGGCTCGGGTGTACGCCGTTGTCGGACCAGCAGCGCGGCATCTTGTCCTCAGCGTTCGGGTCGTACTCGCCCTCGAAGTACATCTTGCTGGCTTCGGGGTTGGCACGCAGGAACACCACGTCGAGGTACGGTTCTTGGAACACTTTGACCTGCTCGCCACCCACGATCAGACGGAAGCGGGACGCCTTGATACTGATGCGGTTCGGGGACTCGCCGCCGCCGGCACCCTTGGCGGCCTCTTTGTTCATCGCCTTGGCGTCGACACGGTTCACGAACGACGGCAGATTGCCGTTGCCCTGAAGTACCGCCAGTCCTTTCTCTGTTTGGTTATCGCTCATTGGTACCACCTCAAGAAGATTTGCGAATGTTGACGTTGATGACTTCCTCGACCTTCACGCCGGGGGGTGTCGGGTTACCAGACTTCATAAACTCTTTCAGGTTGGTAGAGCTGATCCGTTTCTGTAACAGATCCACCTCACCAGTCTCCCTGACGTAATCACAGAAAGCGGTCCAGTCTGGAATAGACGCTCGTGTGGTTTTGGATTGGAATACCGTGGCACCGCCAGCGGTAAACTTTTCGTGGCCAGTCTCGTGCATGTGTTGGAGAAGCCAGTTCTCACCACGCTCGTACATCTTACGCAGTTTTCTGTCTTCTTCCTCGTACTGCTTCTTTAACTGGCTCCGTTGGTCTCGGAGTTCCAGCATACGCTGGATGACTTCTTCTGCTCTCGGTTGCTCGCTCATGCTACACCTCCCTTGGTGAGTTTATATAGTACAACTAAGGCTAGGGTTGTGTCAAGTCGACTCGCCTCGGGCCTCTTTGTACAGTTCGAGTACGCTGTTCTGCATCTGGGCCTTGTTCTCAAGGGCCTCGTACACCTTCCGCTCGATCCACGTCGAGCAGATCATGGCCACGGTCATGTGGTTTTTTTGTCCCGGACGGTTCATCCTGTTGTTGGCCTGCTCAAAAATCTCCAACGAGAAGATTGGCCCGTACCAGATGGTCGTGTCTGCTTTGGTTAACGTCAGCCCGTGCGCCGTGGTCTGCGGGTGGGCCACCAGAATGTGGGGCTCCGCCTCATGTTGGAAATCGTGGAACACCTGCTTGCGCTTGGTAACGCTGGTGTCACCTTCCACCACAGCCACCTTGTGCCCTGTGTTCTTCTCCAGATACGTGGCCACGCGATGCAGTGCCGCTGTAAATGGGACGAACACGATTACCTTATTGCTCGCCTGCTCGACGATCTCAGCACACAGCTTCAGCCGGTGCGATGAATCCACCGTGGTGGGTATGCCGTTGTTGTCGTACACCTCACCACAGCACACTTGCAGTAACTTGTTCAGGCGTACACCGGCGTTGGCGGCGGTGATCTTGTTGCCGGCCACGTCCATGACCAGCTCTTTGTGCATCTCTTTGAAGGCTTCCTTCTGTGCCTTGGTCTGCTCGCACTCGTACCGCTGGAACGTCACCGGCGGCAGGTCGATACAGTCTTCCTTCCGGTACCGGACCCCGGGCTGCAGGATGTCGTAAGCTGTTTGGTATGCGTCAGGTTTGGGTATCCAGCGATACGTTGTCACCTGTGTCATCACCTGCGACTTGAACGCCGAGAAGTACTTGGGCACCTTCGGGTTCTTCAGCATCCGACCCAAGGCCCATGCGTCCGTGGGCTGCGTGGGGCACGGCGTACCGGTCAGTAACCACAGCCAGTAGGTCTCTTTGGTCAGGCGGTTAAGGCACTTGCTCCGGTTGGACTGAGCGTTACGGAACGACGCCACCTCGTCTACCACCCACAAGTCAAAACCCTTCTCTGCCAGTTCCTTCTCAATGGTCTTGATGCCGTCGTGGTTGATGATGTAGAACGGCACGTCTTCGTTCAGTAGGCGCAGGCGCTTCTGCTTATCGCCGTGCAGCACCACACACCGACGACTAAACAGAAAGTGGGTGTGCAGCTCGTTCTCCCACACTGACATCACCGACTTCGGACACACAATGATGGCCCGGCGGATCTTGCCAATTTCCATAAGGTAGTCCGTGGCCCATAACACACTGAGGGTTTTGCCTGTGTTGCCGGTGGCAAAGATGCACCCGTTCCGACGGAGGAGCAGAAACGTGCTGGGTACCATGAAGCAATACTTGTACCCGTCTGGGCTGGGCTCACGCCACACGGACTCAGACTTTGTCTTGTCAGCTTTCTGTCCAGTGAGGTATAGCAGCGCGGCCTTGTCCCGGGCGTGGACGCAGTAACACGTCGCCTTCCCTTCTCGTACATCCGCAGTCACCCGGGCGGTGCGGCCGGTAGCCGAGAAAGCGTATTGAATAAAATCCGCCGACGCCTTGCTGGTCGAGAAGAACTCAACGGCTCCAGCTTTTCGGGTCGCCCCATCCCAGTGAACACACTCGTCAGCGATCACTTCCAGCTGGGCTTCAGTCGCCTGCCAGAACAGGGTGCCGTACTCTTTCGTTTCCAGTGGCGGGGCAAATCGGAACACCGTGAACCCAGTGGTTTTACATAGCCGCTGGTCGTACGTTATCCACGCCTCGTCCAGCAGCTGCTTCATGCGCTCGATCTTTCGGGGCTTTTGCAGTCTTACCGATGCCACCTTTGACGGCGTCAAATGTCCGTCGGCCATGTACGCGACCTGTAACCGCAGAGCCTCGTCCGACAGCGGTATACCGCGACCGCCCAATGTATTGAAGGTTGTTATGAACCGCCCTTTCCACCCGTACTTAGCGGCGTGGTGGCGGTGCTCTATTTCGGCGGCGTTGCGTACCTGCCACTCCCCAGTGCTGGTTACATATAACACACGGTGCTCCGGCGACAGCAGCTGATCTACGCCGCGGCTGGTCTTGAACCGTATCATTTCGGGGCACGGTTTCTTGACGTACTCCGTAGGCTGAACGTACTCGATATTGCCAGTGTCGGGGTGGTACTGCGCCACCTGCCCGCCGTCGTAGTCGTCCATCCTGCGCCACCCGGTAGGGGACAGGTACTCCGTGGTTGCGTCCACGCACCCCATGTCGTTCAGGCAGATGGATCTCGGGTTCAACGTGAGGAACGCGCTGGTCTCACGCTGGTGGGTGAACGGGTCGAACTTACCCTTCCACTGATACATATAGTTGATGGGGCTGGGGGCGTTGATGCCGATGTTGTTCAGCACTTTCACCTCGTCCAGCCCAAAGCGTACCTGTGTCAGCGGTACGCCGTCCTTCTCTACGACCCGGGACTTGGGGATCACCGACGTGACCCTGTCCGGGTTGCGCAGCTTCAGGACCAGTGAGTTACTCGGTTTGTGTACCAACATAGTCGTTGACCATCCGTGCTATCGGTGGTTTACTGGTGGGGCGAATGCACTCATGCCATGCTTCGCCTCCATGCTGGGGCAGGGACGCCCCCTCCTACCTTTATTCCCAGAACTCAATGTTCGACGTTTGAATGTGCGGCGCTGCCAGCCATGCGTCCAACGTATCCATGTTGTCCTCATTGATAATCAGCGCCGTGCCGCCGGCGTCCCGTATCTCATTGAGACGTACCAGCTGCAGCTTGGTCGGTTTGCCCTTCCCGGCTTTGGCCTCAACGCCAGCGAAGTACCCGGCGTGGCACAGCAGGATATCTGGTGTGCCATTCTGTGCCATACCCGTCATCACAGGCATGGTGTGGTAGGCGCCGGCATCCTTGGCCTTCTTCTTGATCTTGTCCTTAACTTTTTTCTCAGGTGTTTGTGCCATCGTTCACCTCGATATCAATGTTGCCAAATACAACCTCGTCGCCGTCGAACAGTGCACCCATGCAGCCGAGGGGGTTGTCCACCCGGACCTCCGGCGATCCTTCGTGCAACCTGATCACCGTCTCACGGACGGACCCGACGAGTCCGTCAACAGTGAAACCATCACGGTCTAAGACGAACCTATTATCATTCCTACGATGGAAACTTACTCGTTCGACATGCTCAGTTCGGTCGGTGCGGATCACCAGCTCGACCGGGGCACCCAGTGCTAATGCAGCTCTGAGCACCTGTAGCCCGGCCTGTTCAGCGTGCTGGGCGGCCAGCTCATTGTGGAGCTGGTCTACTTCCCGTTGTAGTTCCCGTTGTGCGGGCAGCTTTCTACCTCGCACCACCGCTTGCAAAGCCCGGAAGGCTTCGGTGGAAAGTCGTCTAATTCCCATGCTTCCTCCAACTGCTCGTACTTGTTCTCCCAGTACGCCAGCATCTCGTCCAGCTGCTCTCGCCTATACTCGACTGGCGGGTCAATCTCCCCCTCCTTCAGCCAGATGAACCCGGCCTTCACCCGCTTGAGCTGTGGGTTGGTGATGAACGCCACCATGGCGTACAGCAGGAGCTGGTCCTGATCGTTCTTTTTCTTGCCGGTCTTCCAGTCGTACACCTCGGCGTAGTCTCCCAGCAGGAGAGTCACGTCGATCTTGGTGCGGAACCACACTGGGTTGGGTGCCGTCTTCTTGGTGAACCAGCTGACCGACTTCAGGTCCTTGGTCAGTGCCACCTGCTGCTCGGCAATCAGCTTGCCACCCAGCTTGTCGGCCCGGCGCTGCACGGCGTCGAGCAGTGGCTTGTACTGCAGCATGTTGGAGGGCATCGGGCGACCCAGTTTGATCGCATCCTCCAGTGCCTTGTGGACCTCGTCGCCCCACTTGGCTGCCGCGTTCTGGACGAACGGCACTTCCTTGGTGACGTGCTTGGCTTGGTACTGCCGGGGGCAGGTCTCAAAGGTGTTCATGGCCGAATAGGACCACGAGATTACTTTCGGTTGTTCAGTCACGGGGACCCTCCAGTCGTTCAGCTCTCACCCGCAGGTCTTCCAGATCACGATAGCTGTCTTCGAGATCCTGTTCGTGCTTGCCTCGGCGTGCTGGCGGGATGAACTGAATCGCCCCCTCCAACATACCGACCAGCCTGCGGGTCATGTCGTAACTCTGCCACAAAGATTTCTGGCGGATAGGTGTGATAGATGCCATGCTATTTCGCACTCCCATATCGCTGGGCAATATCCCCCTCTGCCGCAACCGGAAGTTGAGGCCACCAGTCAGGCGGGGTTGCCATAGTTTTTATCGCGTGATCCAAGCAGTCCTGTGCTTGCTCACTCTTTACTACTGTAACCGCCTCGTCGTGTACTGTCAAAACTACGCCTTGGGTTGGGCGACTATACCCACCCCAGACGCGTTCGATCTCAAGGCACTGGTCACACACGATGATCCCGGCCAACGCTTGGCACAGGTTCTCAGTCACGGCACCGCCGTACAGTTTCTTGGTGACACGCTTGCGCTTGTCGTCGTACACCCACTGCATACCGTCCCAGTCTTCGTCGTAGACTTCGCGCAGGTTGGGGTACACCAGCTTGCGCCCCCGGGGCAGGTAGATACAGTTCTTGCCGGTAACGCACAGGCCCCACTGGTCAATGGCCATCTCCCGGCCGCTGGCCATGGCCCGGATGGCTTTCTCGCAACGCTTCCACAGCTTGGGCAGCATCGGGAACCGGGTGCGGTAGAAGTCCACGGTCCCCCGGGCGTTCTCCTCACTCAGCTCCAGACCGCCCATGACCCGGGCGGCGTTCTGGAACGACGACCAGCCAGACTGGTACTGCAACTGGAGCATGGCCACCTTGCCGTGGAACCGCTCACCCGGGTGGTCCTTCTTGTTGACCGGGTAACCGTACAGGTCACTGGCGAACCACGCATACAGGTCCTCGCCGTTGTGCAGTTTCTCCACCGTGTCCATCTGCCCGGCCAGTGTGTGCGCCACCCGCAGCTCGATGTTGGAGGAGTCCACCACAACCAGCTGGTGCCCATGCGGCGCAGCCACGCCGTCACGCAGGCCGAAGCAGTGCAGATCCTTGACGTTCCACTCCCCGCCCTCGCGGTCGGACACGACGCCGGACTCCGGGTCGAACTCGTCGAAGGTGCGCAGGCCGTTGGGCGTCACGATCAGCGTGCCCGGCAGGGTCTTGTCGGTAACCGCCCGGCCCCGGCCCATATTCTGCAGGTTGATCTTGCCGCCGCCGGCAGCCCGACAGGTCTGCGTCGCTCCCCAGATCAGCGGCGCCGGCAGCTTCCCGCGTCGTGCGATACCACGGAACCGGTCCACCCGGGTCTGTTCGATGGAGGTCTTGGTCTTCAGGCGAGCCTCGGCCAGCAGGCGGACGTACTCCTTACCGTGGTCCAGCAGCGCCGTCATACCCTTGTCGGTTTTGGCAAAGGCGAAGGCGGTCTTACCTGTCTTCTTGCTGATCTTGGTGGGCGGCTCCACGCCACACCCACGCAACAGTTCCGCGAACTTCTTGTCGCTGCGTAGGTCCTTCACGTCCAGCCCCAGTCTGTCGAGCAGGGCCTGCCGCTCGTTGGCCAGCTGCTCGGCGAACAGGTCGTAGGCGTGGCCGTCCAGCTCCAGCCGTGGCTGAGCGAACATCTTGGTGAACCAGTGGATCGCCTGCAGGTCCTTCGTCGGAACCTTGTTTAACAGGATGTTAAAGATCGCCGTACACAGCTCGGAGTCGTGGTTACAGTAGTCGGTGTAGCTGGCCCAGTCCTCCTCGCTCATGTCGCTGGCCCGCTTGCCCTTCATGTCGTGGACCGCCGTGCCCTTGGCGGGCAGGCCGAAGCGTTTGGCCAGCGCCTCCAGCGAGTAATTGCCTTGGTCCGGTAGGGCCTGCCTCGCCATGGACAGGGTGCAGCCCCAGCGCCGGGGTGTGATCCCCAGCTTCTCGGTCAGCACCAGCGAGTCGAAGCCGATGTTGTTGTGGGCAATGCACCATACTTTGTCCCACGGGATCTTGCGCAGCTGAGCGGCGATCTCCTCGTGGGTGCCAGAGAAGAACTTGGCCCGCTTGCCGTGCGGCTGCACTGAGATACCAATGATCTCGAACCGCTCGTCACGGATGTACTCCTCCGGGGTCATCTTTCGCAGGCTGTAGTCATTGTCGTAGTAAGTTTCCGCATCTATTGTTACCGGGGCCAGCCTCATGCGTTACCTCCTCGTGTCCGTGTCGCCCGGTTGTTTGTGACAACAGGTTTCTGGTTGGGTTTGAGTTCCCATGGCAACGCCCGCCCGCATCGGCTGCAGATGCGCTTACGCAAACTACTGAGCCGGATGAGGTTGGTGTCACCACAATCAGGGCAGGCGTCTTTGGTCACGGGTTCTCCCCCTGTGCTGTCAGCCAGAAATACAGCCCGCCGACGCGGACCTTCCCGTCGTACATCCACTTGTCCTTGGTTGGCCAGAAGTCCAGCTTCTTGCCCTTGACCGTACGCCCCCAGTGGTAGGGCGTGTGCTGCTTCCAGTTCGAGAGATCGTACGTCGCTTCGTTGCGGGCCAGCCGCTGCTGTCGAAGCTGCTTATGGTACTCAGCGGTCTCCCGATACAAGTCTGTTGTTTCGCTCACGGTTAAACTCCTGCCATCGTTGGTACCGTTCCTCCGAGTAGGCTGCACCGACGGGTATGTTCTTCGGTGCAAGCTCTGGAGGTGCGTCGTGATACACCCAGTCCGGGTCCACTCTGCTCGGGTCGGCCTTCACCCACGACTGGGCGATCCACCCGCAGTCGAAGACATCCCGGGTCTGGTTCGCCTCCATGACCGCCGCACGCACAGCGTCGTAGGCGCCCTCGACATCCAGCAGACCGCGGCTCGTGATGGTGAAGTCGGCCTGCTCCATCCACATTGTGCCGTCTGGCTTGCGCACCAACGCCCGGCCGCACACCACCCAGTTACGAGGGCGAGTCAGCAGGTTGTCGATGACGCTGGGTGTACTGAGGTCACACCACCCGAAGGCCATGGCCCTGCGCTGGGCGTGCAGGATATGGTCGTGACCCTCGGCACAGGGCTCCGACTCCCACATCCACACCCGGGCATCGGCGAACATGCGCTGGTCCCGGGCAGCGCGGCTGTTCTTTTTCTTACGGGGCTTCTTGTTCCTGCTCATACTACGAACGTCTCCAAAAGGAACACGGTCAGCAGGCCGAGCAGTAGCCCGGCGATCCCGCCGGTTATCGCTTTCAAATATACGTCACGGTCGAACTTATCCACGTCAGATCCTCCCCATTAACCACTGCGTGGCAACGTCTTTTGGTATCGGCGGTACGCCACCCAACTGCTTCAGAGAAACGTGACGGATCTCGCCGTCCTTCTTTTCCCTGTCCCGTTTGTTCGCACACTGGGGGCGGAAGGAGGATGGGAACCGCTTTTTCAGCCACGCCTCCTTGCCACCCCTGCGTGCGGCTGTCTTGATGGTCGACGCCCTCACGTTCAGTTCGTTCGCGGCACTGTGCAGGGGCATCCCCTGCGCAGCACACGCATTGAGGTGCGCCACCCGCTCGTCAGTCAGATCCCACCGACGGTTGTTGTGACGCTCCGTCATGGTCCTCCTCCAAAACTTTGATAGCTGCAGCCAAATACACGATACCGCCCAGCAGCTCCGCCTTGGCCTGCTCGTACGGCAGGCGCTGGGCCTCCTCCATCTTCTTGCCGACCTGACCGTAAGCATAGCCCCGGCCGTACAGTCGCTGCAGTTCACAGATCGGCTGGGCCTCGAACGCCTGCCCGTCGAACTTCACATGCCGGTCCTTGCCCTTGCCTCCGGCGGACTGCTGGAATGCCTCGTCCAGAATACGGGCGAGGTGTTCGTACCCTGGGGTGGGACCCTGAAGGTAGAAGTTGTCGTTGCCCACCGGGATCGGGCGGCCGGGGCGTATGACAGGTTCGTCCTGCAACAGATCTTCGAGAATCCCTCTCGCTTGGTCTATGTCGTGCCGAATAACTGCCAGCTTCTTGCCCGGGTAGTCTTGGGCGACTGTACTTACACACCGTACAAAGGTCGCCGCCTGCCTAAGTTTGTCAGTCATGCGTCCCGCCCTCGCTGTCGTCGATCAAGTCCATCTGCTGGGTGTCGGTCGCGCCGAATACGCGCTTGCCCTGTGTGATATTGATGAGCCACTTGGCCTGATGCGTGGCGTCTGCCAGTGCGTCGTGACGCTCACCAACGAACTCTGGCTGCAGGTTCTTGTCTGGGTCCAGCTCGCCCTTCATGGTGCGGAAGCAGCGGTCGTTCCAGAACTTCCACGGCTCCAGCAGGCCGAGGCGCTGGTACATCTCACGCAGCAATACGTTATCGAACGCGGCGCCGTTGCCCCACACCTTGATCTCGTCGTTCACCCCACCTTCGTCGTCGGTCAGGATGTCGGCGAACGTCTGCAGTGCCTGATGTACAGCCATGGGGTTCTCGAACGCCGCCTTGGTCGCCGCTTCGCTCTGCTCCATCCAGAACTTCAGTGTGCCACCCGTGGCGTTGAAGCCCATGGACAGGACCTGCTCGATGTCGAGGTTCATCTTGTACCCGGGCCCCAGCGTACCGGCCTTGCGGTCGAACAACTGTACTCCGACGGAGATGATGCCGTCCCCCGGCCGGGTGCCGACGGTCTCCAGATCCAGCATGGCGTCTGGCCACTCGATGGTTGCGATGTCTTCTTCCATATCCATAACTACCTCTGCTTTATCGTTGCTTGGTTACTTCCACGACGTACCCGTAGTAGGTGGCGATCTTCATAAAGGTCGACAGCCTTGGGTACTTCACCTTGTTGTCCCGCCAGTTGCGCAGGGTGGAGGTGGATACGCCCGCCTCCTCCGCCACATCCGACAGGCACTCGCCTTGGATCTCTTTCTTCACCGCCGCGAACGCTATGGTAATGTCCATGCCTTCCTCCCAGTGGTCCTAATTAGGACCGTTCCGGCAGATCGAACTCCTCGATTGCCTTCAGTTTTGTCTTCTCCTCGTCATCCTGCGCCGCCAGCCCGGCGTCATAACCTTGGCTGAAGGCCCGGAGTACGCCGACCTCGGCGTGCAGGCGCCGGTCTTGTTGCTGTTCAGCCCACGACATGAGGCGGTCAATGGCAGCTCGCCCTTCCAAGGTTTCAACCTCGTCGTTGTCGTCTCTGCCGAAAGCGATGCGTACCGCCGTGAGTTTGCCCAGCCCGAACCACCCGCGCTTCATAATCTCGCCGACGATTACCAGCAGCACCGGGCCAGCGAGGCCGGCGATGTACGGGGCCTGCTCGGGTGCCTGCTTGGCCACCAGCATCACGACCGTAGCGTATGCCATACACGCCAGTGCGAATTTCATTGCCATGCTCATACCTTCCTCCTTAATTGTCGAACCAGAACACGAGCCGGACATCGTCGTGATCCAACCCCCGCTTGTCAGCGAACTCGACAAGCTGGTCCAACGAGAACTTCAGCTGGTCACTGAAATACTTGTAGTCCGGGTGGTGCATGGCCGCGGCCATACTTCCAGAAACCAACTCACGTAGAGACAGCCAGTGGGGGCTGTGCCCGTCGGCCCCCCACTGCGCTCTTTCAGCAGCGACGAAGTCAGACGCGTCGTCAGGCACGCCCCGCAGGTGCGGCCCGCCGTCGAGTAGCTGGGTGCATGACGGGCCTCTCCCCCGTACGTTGGCAAGGAACCCGAACAGAGCGTAGTTCCTACTGTCCACTGGTGACCGAGCCTCAAAAAACTCTCGACCGCTAAAGAAACCTTCCGACCCTTGTGGCATGTCGTGTCGGTGGTCGCTCACAAACACGCCCGGGGCGACCGACCACCGGCCGTCGTCTCGATACTCAACAAAAGAATGGATGTCACATCCCATGCCATTTCCTCCTAGTGGGGCGGACCCGTAACAATCCGCCGTGTTTATCATTGCAGCCGGGCCACCGCTGTCGCCCACTTCACCAGTGTGTCCTTGTCCGTGAACTCCATCTGCGCCAGTGGTTTGACGTACGCCTTGTCAGCGTCGGGCACCTCGTAGGTGGACACGATACCGTTGTCATCCACCCTGATACGCAGGCTGTCGTCCGTCACCTCGGCGGACACGGACTCGCTGTGATACCCGTTGGACTCGCCCAGCCAGCGCAGCCACAGCCCGCCCTTCGAGGTCTCCAGTTTGTAGAAGGTCCACGTACCAGATTCACTGACCTCTGGACAGTCGTCGGCGTCGGACTCGCTAATCTCGAACGACTGGACGATGGCCCCGGACAACGTCTCCGGGTCACCCTCGAAATCGTGCAGAGATACACCCTCGCAGCAGTCTTGGTGGTGTATTAACTCAATGTACCCGCCGTCGATGAAGCGAATACGGACTCGCTCGGAGTGCTTCTCCACCCCCTCGACCGCCTCGATAATCGCACCCTTGGCCATAGCCACCGGGTCTTCGTTAATCAGATACTGGCTCATACGTTTCGCTCCACGTTGAATACGCCCAGCTGGATACCGTTCAGGTACAAGGGCACGTCACCTTCCAGCTTGTACCGGTACACAGCCTGCGCTACGTCGCCGATGGTCACGTCTGGTGTGGTGGCGTGCAGCTCGTCGCCGTCGCGGATCACCTTATGGGACAGCTCCACCGCCACGTCCTTGGTGGGGCTGTATCCAAACCAGCGCATGAAGTTGGTCAGTCGCGTCTCCACCCGCTTGAGGCGGGCGGAGTCTGAGTTGTTGGTCTTACCTTCCGGCATACTATCCTCCGCTCACAATGAGCAATCGCTTGTTGGAAATCAGTCGGCTGAGGTGTCTCCACGTCACCTCGCCTTGGTTAACGCCGTCCATGAACAGCACCACCGTGTGGTACTGCGGGTTCTCGGACAGGAGTTTCTTCACTGCCGCCGGTGAAGGCGTCACCAGCCGGGCACCGTTGGGCGGGGCCATGTCGTGTGCCAGCTTGTGGAACGGGCGAGGCAGGACAACCACCACCCCCTTGCCAGCCAGCGCAAGCAGCGCCGACCGGACGTTGGTGCCGGGGATCGCCATGCAGCTGTCCCATTTGGCGCAGCCTTCGAGCGCATCACGAACGTGTTGTGGATAGCTCATGCTCACCCCCCGAAGACCGAGGCCACGTCGCTGGCCACCGTCTTGGCTGTCTCGTAGGCGTGCTCCCGGGCACCAGTGTTGGTGCGCAGGGCCTGCGGGTCGTACTGGATCAGGTCTTTCTCCAGCCGGTCAGTGATCGCAGCCAGCCGCTCGTCACCGGTGACGTTCAGGGCGGGGAGCAGGGCCACCAGATCCCGGGCGCCCTCCACCATGGAGTCACGGAACACACCGTTGGGCTTGGCCAACCGCTCGACGTAACGCTCGACCACCTGCTGCACCCGGCGGTACGCATCCTCGACAGCCCGCTGCATGGTGGCCTCGGACTGCTGCTCGATCTCCTTGCGCAGCTCGTCCAGCTCGTCGTCGGGGATATTGCAGCGGAAGTCAGCACCCCGGGGCAGCGGCGTGAAGCGCAGGTTGAATGCGTACTTCTCGGACAGCTTGTCCGGCGTGGGGTAGTCGTCCTCGTCGAACAGCGAGCCGAGGAAACGCTTGGCCTCCTCCCGGTGGTACGGGTACTCGGACAGTAGGGCCTCGACCTCGGACACAAACCGCTGGCGGTAGTCCTGCATCTGCCGGGTGTACTCAAAGTACAGGGTGGACGGCAGGACCCGGGGGCCATCGTCGGACCACGGCAGAGTGACCCGGTAGTGGTAGGTGCGGGCCTCGTTCACCAACTTCTTGATGCCGTCGATGATGGCCGGGTCCAGCAGGGATTTGTAGTACGCACCAACACGCTGGTCTACGTGGTTGGAGTCGGCGACTTTCTTGGAGACTCGCTTGTCCTGCTTGCGGGCAGTCCACTGACTGATACGCAGGTCAACGAGCATGACGTTGGAATGGATGTTGTCGTTCATGGTGTGCTCCCAGTGTTTCAAGTGGTCCTAATCAGGACGTTTAAAGTTCATCATACCAGCAAAGACTGCTGCTTCCAGTGTGTCCAGCCGGGCTACTGGTTCTCCGAGGTCAAACAAGGACCCGGGAGGATGCAAGCTGTACGGCCGTTCGTCCGCCGACGCGTCATGAGCAACGAAGAACCACGGTGAGACGGACATTGTTACCTCGCCGGTTCTCTCGTAGGCACCGAGTATGTACCTGCCACCGTCTGCTGAGTTCGGGATCACGCGACGCAGGAACACACTGCGTTCCCCTGCTGCAAAGTCCCGGTTCAGTTTCTTCACGGCCTCCTGTGCTTCACGGCTCATGGTCACCTCCGAAGGCGCCCATGGCCAGCGCCGCGGCGACGGACTGGATGATGTCGTCGGGACTGTTGCCGGTGAACACCCGCTCCTGCCGCTTCGAGTTGTCGACCACCGCGCCCGGGTAATAAGTTGCCCGAGCTTTCATCACCTTTGTGCGGGTGTTCATTACCCAGTTACTGACGCGGACGATACGCTGGAATCCGACCTCAATTTTAACCAGCGTCGCTGTCGTATCAGAGCTGGGGCCGTACACGCTAACGCCACGGGGCATCTTCTTTGGTGTGGCCCGGCGTATCGCTCGGGTCACCGCTCCATTAATAGACACCATGTCTCCTCCCGGCTCCGCTATACGGAGCTCATCCGAATTGCTGTGAGTGCAGAGCGCAGGGCGGCGGACGATGTCGACGCCCGGAACACGGTCTCGTTGTGGTCTCCCTGACAGGCCCGCAGGCGAAGCACGAACGTGCCGCCCTTACGGTCGTGCGACCAGCCCAAGTGCCACTTCTTGTTAACCTCCCCAACGCCGTAATGTTGGACGATGCGCCGCACCGCCATAGGAGAGATCCGCCAAGGTATGTCGGCGCCTTCAACCTTGACGGAACCCGGGCCGCTACCGATAAGGAACATGTCCACGTCACACCTCCACGAAGATCGTCTCTCCGAACGGCGCCTTGATCGACTGCTCGGTCACCGCCCACATCACCGGGTAGTCCCGGTCGTTACCGAACGGGGTGTACCCGTCGGTGAACACGATGGCGGCCTTGGTGTCCGGCATGTTGTCGTCGATCCAGTCCAGCGCCACGGTCATGTCCGTACCACCGGCGCCGTAGCGGGCGATGGAGTCAGTGACCTCGTCCACCGTCGGGTCGTGGAACGTGTCAACGTGCTGCACTTGGGCGTCACAGTAGATCAGGCACAGCCCTGTCGGGTTGGTGCTGTCCACCGCCTCGACCACCTCGCTGGCGAACCGGCGCATCTCGTCGGTGGATACGGAGCCCGAGGTATCGAACACCACGGACAGCATACCCATACCGTCGTTGCCGTACTTGCCCGGGAGGTAGATGTCTTGGGCAATGAACCGGCGGTTGGGCCGGGCGAACGAGTAGTCGGTCTCTGTGACTTCAGTCAGGAAGCGACGCAGGGCTTCTTCCCATGCCACCTTCGGCTCCAGCAGGTCACCGAGGAACGACTTGGCCCACGCCGGCAGCTTGCCCATGGCCTTGGCCACCTGTGCCGCAGACACTACGTTCTCCAGTGCTGCCTGCTCGGCTGCCTGTGACTGGTCCGGGGCAGGGAGTACGTCCCCGTCCAACGGGTTGCCTCCGTCCCCACCTTGGCCCTGACCTTGGCCACCGCCACCCGGCGGCTTCTCAGGCAGGAGGTTGTAGACCTCCTCGGCAGCCATGTCCTTGGTGAACCGGCTCGGATCGTGCTGGATGCCGTCGATCAGGGCGTCACCCTCGTCGGCCGCTTGGTCGTTGATGACGTAGTCCGTCGCCTCATTCCAGCGCCGGCCGTCCCGGGCACCGACACGAAACGGGTGCAGCTGGGCGACGTGGCGCAGCTCGTGCTTGATGACGAACACGCCCTGCTCAACCGACAGCTCGCTGAAGTTCGTCGGGTTGAAGTACAGGTGGCTGCCGTCGGTGGCAGCCAGCCACAGGTCCCGCCCATCCGGCAGCTTCTCACACTCGACTGGCTCAAGGTTCAGCATGAGTGTGGCGTAGAACGGTTCGTCCAGCAGCAAGCGGACTTTGGATTTCTCAAACAGTGAAGCCATGATCTATCTCCAGTTGGCCAGTGGTACCAGTTGGGGGCCGGAGCCCCCGGTCCTAATTAGGACAACAGTTCGTGGTGCTCGGTGGCGAACTTGTTGAACGCCGCCGTGCTCATGGTCTCCGGGGAGCGACGGGTGCTGTCCCGTACCGTCATCATCATAAACTCCTTGGGCAGACGCTCGGAGTAACGGACGATGGTGGAGAAGTTGTCCTGGGTGGCACGGGCCGCCAGTGCGGAGCACACAGCGTAGCGGGTGGCGCCCTTCTCGGGGATCGGTGCGTTGTCTGGGTCCATGAGGATGCCGTCAATGTTGGGCATCTCCTTGTAGACCTTGCGGAAACTGTTGAACTCGATGGCCGGGCCGACACCGATGGTACCTGCCAGCATGGTGGCCAGCGCATCCCCCGGGGCAACCTTGACCAGATCCGAAGCGGCCTCCCACGAACGCTCGGTGGCGAAGGCGTGGCCCTTCTGTTTCTTGGACACGTACTCCTCGAACGTGTTGAGCAGGTCCGGGCGGAAGCGAATGAAGCCCACCACTGACGGGTCCACGTCGTGAGTCAGCGCCCAGTTGCACCAGCTATCCACATCGGAGCGAACGTAGACGTGGATCAGGCGGTTGGCCAGCGGGGTTGGCATCTTGTGTACCACGCCGCCATCGGACAACAGGTTACCGGTCAGTACGACAGACCAGCCCTCTTTCATTACCTTGTTGCCGATACGACGGTCGTGGGTGAGCTGATACGCCGCTGCCTGTACGGCCGGGGGAGCAGACGGTGCCTCCTCCAGCAACAGGATGCCGTGCTCGGGGATGTCGTCCCGGTCTGTGCTCGGGAACCAGTCCGGCACCAGACGCCCCTGTACCCCACGCTCTTTGTCGGCGACAGGCAGGCCACCTACGTCCACCGGGTCACACTGCGACAGGCGGACATCGAACAGGCCGAAGTATTCGGACACGTCTTTCATGTGGCCTACGTCGCTGAGCATGGCCACGTTCGGCGCCCCGAGACCGGAGCCAATATCCGAAGCGGCTTGCTGCGCAGCGGCAGACTTACCCAGACCGGGCGAGCCGTGAATCATAAGCGGGCGACCAGCGGCAACAGAGGTTGCGATGATGGCCGGCAGTTGGGAAGCAGTAACTTGGTTCAGTTCGGTTACGTCAGTCATGGTGTTCTCCTAGTCTTTCGAGTGTGGTCCTGATTAGGACCGGTGGTTGTCAGCCGAGGTCATCCCCGACTGTTTATATTGTCTCACAATGTACTACTCTGTGTCAAGTGTGTAGTCTCGATACGGCCTGAGCCCACTTGATAACTTTGTCCTTGTCCGGGTTGTCGCCGAAGTGGCAGCTCGCTATCGGAGTGGGGTCCCAGTTTTCCCCCGTTCCGTGGGCGTGGAAAAGCCCGTCTGAAGTTACCACCAGTTGGACGCGGTTACGAAACAACACCTCAACAGTACCTAAGTTACTCACCAGCACGGGGTCCCGCCCGTCTGGCCGGGGTGCGTATGTGGACTTACTTGGCTGGTTGCCGAGAATGCACCACATCGGACCGGACCCGTATTTCGGGTGGTCCCTATCCCACTGGCGAATCGCGTCGATGTTCATGCCGCCCCCTCGTGCATGGCCACGTACATGTCCCAGATCTGGATGCACTGGCGCATCCAGTCACCCCGCTTGGACGGGTACCACTCGGGCAGCTCCAGCCCCCGGCTCTCGAACAGCTGCTCGACAGCGGCGAGGCAAACCTGTGGCTCGTAGCCTGACCCGTCGAAGTCGTCGCCCACAAACCCACCGATGCAGTCGGCCGTGTGCCAGAACCCGTCCTGCTTGTACTCTGACTCCACCACCCACGCGCCCTCGTTCTGGAGGCGGTCGTAAGCCTCAGCCTTCTGGGCATTCAGGGTACGCTGGCCCCCGGGTATGGTATCGGCGTGGTAGTCGTCGAAGGTGTCACCGAACAGGTCGTCCACGCTCATACAGTCGTCCGGCACCGATTCGAGGCGGACCAATCCATCCTCCTCGAAGTAGTCGAACAGAGACATCTGCTCCACATCACGCTGGGCGTTCTCCCACACCCACGGCAGCCGCTCTTTGGTGCACGTGAACTCACCCTTTAGGGCAGCGGCCATGTTCCGCTTCATCATCTCTCGGGTGTATGTATGGACAATCTGCGGGTGGATGGTGGATAGGATAGAGGTAATGACCATCATGCACCTCCCTTGAATACGTCTGGCTGGTCGAACACGGTGTCGGCATCGACCACGCCCTCGCCGGGCATGTCGAAGTCGGTGCCCTCGTCCAATGCCCCGGGCAGGGCGACCACAAAGATCGCGTTGTCGTTCATGTCGGGGCGCTTGGAGCATTCATAGAAGGCGTCCATTGTGTCCTCGGCCTCGACGTGGTGGGCGAACAGCCGCCCGTCGTCTTCGTAGTAACCTATTACTGTGTGAATCATAGCGTGTCTCCAGTCTTTCCAGTGTGTCAGTAGTGGTCCTAATTAGGACCCGATCATTCGGGCGGCGACCCGCAGCCACGCCCGGGCCTGCTCCCATGTATCAGGCAGCGGGCAGCTGGTCGCGGGCGCCCAGCCAGAAGTTGTCTCTATCCCCCGTCGCGCCGCTCTGGTCAGTAGGTACAACGTCGCCCCGTCAGTGACAAACAGCCAGTTCAAGGAGTCGTCCACACCGAACACGATCTCATCCACCAGCGCGTTAGATATGTGAACGCTGCTTTCCTCTGCCTGTAGTATCTCGGCAACCGCTGACGTGAACCCCGTTTCAGTCCCTACCAAATCCTCCCGCCACACGGCGTCGTAGTCGCCGTCGCCGTCGCTCATTTGCTGCTCCCACTTCCGCCAGTCACTCATCACCGCCTCCCTGTTTCGCCTTCACCTCACGACTCAGGGTCGCGGCCCGGCCTGTCAGGTCGGTCAGGTCTCGCCGCAGTCGCAGGTGGTAGTTCATCTCCCGGGTCATGGCCTCCTGCTGCTCGTCCAGCACCGCCCCGGCGTCGGCCTTGAACTGATTGAGCTTCTGGCCGGCGGCCTCCAGTCGCCCCGCTGCGTACAGTCGGTGGGCCTGATCCAGTATCTGTCCCAGTGATTTCAGTGTTGGCTTGCGCTTTGCCATAGATTCCCCCTGTTCTTGGCTCGGTCGTGGGCCTTACGGGCCAGCGACAGTCGTTTCTTTGTGGCTCGCCACCGGGATTCTTCCAGCAGCTGGGCCTCGTAGTCACCCAGTCGTCGGGCCAAATTCAAATGCTTGCGTGCCCACCGGTGGTCCCGGCGTGCCTGCGTCAGCCTTTGGACGCAGGGTGGTTCAGTGCATTGACCATGTTGCACCATCGGATGATCTCCTCTGCTGACATGACTTGTCCATCCACCTCGGGTCGTATGGACGCGTTGCGGTAGCGGATCAGGCAGCCCTCCCACGGGCACAGGATCAGGGTTGGGGCGAGGTCGCTGGGTACAGTCTTCGGGCGGAAAGCGAGTTTCAATCTCGCCCGCAGGCCATTACGCCCGGCCTTGTTGCCCACCGGGCGAGGCGGGTACCACAGACGCCTCACTGGCTCCCCCTCGACGCGTGCTTCAGGAAGGGTCAGGTTCCACACGGTGTCGAACAGGTGCTCCTCGGCAGCCAGCCGCTGGTGGTCCAGCGGCTCTTGGTCCAGCGGATCAGAACCGGACATGGCTCAGCTCCTGCAGAGTGTCCCGCACGTCCACCACCTTTTTCTCGAAGTGGGTGCTGTCGGCCTCGTCCCAAAAGGTGCGCTCTTGGGTCCTAATTAGGACGCCCTTGAGCAGCACGATGCCCACTTCCTCGTCCTGTTTCTCCTGCAGCCACGCCTCGACACTGGCCTTGCTCATCCCTTCGTTCAGGAACGTCTGGCACAGGTCATCTACATCGGACTCGACGCCCCGGTTCATCCGCCAGTCGACTTTCACCTCACCGTGCATGGCTTCGACCATGCCGACGTACCGGCGCAGGTGCTTGCGGAACGCGGTTTTTGAGCGGGTGAACCGCCGCTTCGCCTTGATGTCCGGGATCTTGACAGTATCGAGGAACGAGTTGAGGTGTGGGTCAGGGCGCCAGCCGGCGGGCGTTTTAATCAGGAACACGCGGGTGCCGGGCAGGCCCAGCGGATAGTCCGGCCCCATGTACCCGTCCATGCGTTCCTTCTCGGCCAGCAGGTGTACCCGGGCACCAAGGTCGTTCTTGGTCAGTTCACGCAGGATAGGCAGCCCCATGGCCCGCATACGTTCGTGAGTGGTAACTGAATTGTGCCCGTTCACCTCAACACTGCCGTCCGGGTGAAACACGGCGATGTTGGTGCTCCACTGACGGAAGGCCACCGGGCAGGCGCCTTTCTCAATGTCGGTAGGGTCGGCCGTCAGGCCAATGATCTGGTCGCGGATCTGCCGCCCGTCGCGTGAGACGGCCCGCCAGTTGCGGTCTTTGTGCTTGCGGTTACGCAGGAAGTTAACGGCTTCGGTGTAGTTGGTAGGACGAAAGGTCATGGTGTGTCTCCCAGTGTTTCCAGTGTGGTCCTAATTAGGACCAGTTCAAGTTAGTTGGCATACCCCCAACTGAGACTATATTATCTCACAACGTGCTACCTTGTGTCAAGTTGACACATGTAGGGTGAGCACTGCTCGCGCCCAGTGTGTCAGCTCCTCCGGTGTTTCAGGTAGCGGAGTTTCGGCGAGTGTATGGATTACATTCTCACTGTCCATGTATCGCAGGTGAACAATGTGGTTGTGGTTTACGCCCACGGATGCCAAGCCGGCACCGCGAATGAAGCCACGTAGGATGTGGCCGTAACCCAAGGTTGCGGTACCCATAGGGGTGAAAACCTCGATGCCATTGTACGTCCACGTTCTCCAGTCAGTCATAGTTCGCCCTACGGGTGTAAGGCGGCCACCATGCGGCACCACCGGAACACCTGCTCCCACGTCATCCCTTCAGCCGATGTGCTGGCTATCTCTTCTTTGTTGATCCGGCGGACATGTAACGTGTTCGTGTCAGAGTAGAAAACCAGCTCCAGTCGTATTGTGCCGAAAAGGAACATATCGAGCCCCGTCGAGTTGGAGATGTAGAGCAGCCCACCGTTACCGTCGCGGGCGGCGAACGGCTCTCCCAGTATTTTGGTCCCCGGGTACCCCAGCGAGGCGGCGAGGAGGTCCATATCGTCGTCGACCAGACCGTCGAGGTCCGTATTAAGGAACAGGGTGTCCGCTTCAGGTGTTGTTGTCAGTGTCACCGTGGTTCTCCTCGTCAATTATCCGCTGGGCAGCGGCGCTTGCTTTAGTGTAAGTTTGGGCATGTCTCCTCCCGTCCTAATTAGGACCCCATCATGGCGTAGGTCATCCGGCACCAGCGCACCAGCTCGTCAAGGTCTGCTATGTCCTTCAGTGGGCGGGTGGCCGTTCGGTCCCCATGGACGATCTTAAACACCGGGTCGCCTTCGTCGGCAGGGACAGCGACACCAATGTGCCCGTTCAGGGCTCTGTCGCCCGTCAGGTATATCTCCGTGGTGACGTGCCGGACGCGCATGTAGTCACCTCCTGTGCGGAAGCACTGATCGTCCTGACAACCATCCACGACCGCTTGACTGAACCCGGAGTCGCTGGCCCGCCACTCCACCTCCTCGATGGTGGAGTACAGGTCCTTTACCTTCAGTCGTAAAAGTTCACCCAACGTCATTGGTCTTACCTCCGTGCATCGCAGCCACCATCCTCAGCCACGCTACCGCTTCCTCAACAGTGTCAGGGACGGGACACTTGGCCACTGTCCGGGCTGCGATGCTACCGGCTTTATAGTTGACGAGACACAGCTGCCCGTGAATTATCCAGCTCTCGAACTGTGGCGACTCCCCGAACACGGCTTCGTCCGTCTGGAGGAGGCTCTGGCCGTCGTTGTCATAGGCCCGCAGCCTGTAGACCCGCCAATCTTTCCAATGCTCACTCATAGCCACCTCGTCCTAATTAGGACCCCGAGACGCTGAGCAGCAGCAACAGCAGCCCCAGCGACCCGAGGAAAGAGATAAACAGGCACGCACCCAGCACGACGTGGACCAGCTCGCGCAGCAGACTCTGGTTCAGATCCTTCTCACGGTCCACCAGTGTGGCGCCGCGTGGTTTCTTAAATCGCATAGTTCGCACCCCCCGCCATTTGGTCACGGTCAGTAGGTTCCCCGTCCAGACAAATCTCCGCCGTGACCACCGCCCACGCGAACATCTGCTCCGGCGTGTCGGGCATGGTGGTACAGGCGACGTGTATCCGGCTTACGTCGCCGGCAACTGGCTGCCAGCGACGCAGCTCCAGCATATCCACTCCGTCCTCGCGGTACACCCGTAAATCACACTGGTGATCTCTGGCACGGGGTGACGCGCCGGCAAGTATCTTGTCCAACACCGGGTTTGTCGCATAGCCTGCGTCCCACTGTCGCTCAAAACAGGGCTTCTCGGCTCCGTCGGTGGTCTCCACTATCCAGTTCTGCCAGTCGTCGCCACTGTAAATAAAGGTTGGCATAGCCATATCGTGTCTCCTTTTGCGGGTCCTAATTAGGACCCGGTGTTGTGTGGTCTCAGTCGCCCCAGCTTGGCAGCAGATCCACCGACCAGAACCCAAAATCAGATCCGTCCCCCGGGTGCGCTCCAAAGAACGTACCTTCCGGCGCCGCTTCGTTCAGTGCGTCCACTAATTCTTCGAGCAGGTGGTAGGCGTCCTCAGTCTCCCACCACTCGCTGTCCTCTCCCTCGTCGTACACGTAGGCCGGCGGCGCTGGCATGGCCGCTGTGGTTATCGCGGCGTACTGCCCCGGCGCATAGGCTCGCACTGCCTCCATAAAGGTCGGTATCAGGTCCTGCAAACGCAGGGTGCCGTGAATCAGGGTGCCAGTCGGTGGTGTGGTGGTTGTCTGTTCCATGGTATGTCTCCTGTTGTCTCAGTCGGCGGGTCCTAATTAGGACCGCTCCGGTGTAGTGTGTTCGATCCAGTCCGCGTTACGCAGGATCGCCCCCATGGTCGCGGCCAGCGGACGACCAACGACGCAGCCGGCGCAACCACCGGAAAGGGACAGGATGGAGTGGTAGAAGTTAAGGATCGGCCCAGCCAGTGCCCGCTCGGTACGGCGGCCCCGGATCAGGACGTTGTCCTCGGTCACGTAAAAGTATTCGACAGTCACAAACCCGTGGCGGGCACGCTCGGCCAGCTGGGACGCCAGCGCTTGCGGGTACAGATTGGAGGTTGAGTTCTTGATAGTCAGGGTGTGAGTGCGGTTAACGGTCAGCATGTTGTGTCTCCCAGTCTTTCCAGTGTGCTGAACAGGCGTCCTAATTAGGACCTGTCAGCAATTCAGTGAGTCGGGGCGGTCTCCTCCGACGCCAAGTGTATTATCTCAAACGCCGATGCTTATGTCAAACGAGTGAGTACGAGTCGCCCAACGTCCGTACCCCGTACCCTCGATTCGCCCAAGGTAGGCAAGGGTGGGCGCGGTCCTAATTAGGACGGACGGTATCCAGTGTAGCAAAACAGGGTGGCAACGAGACGGGCGAGACTCGCACCCCGTACACTCGAATCGCCTAATGTGCGGCGAGGCGGGCGGGGCTGGCACGCTAGTAAACACTATCCTGCGGGTTGTGGCGAGGTTGGTGTCCAGTAGCAATCGCAAGTTATTGAAAATAAACGGAATAGCAAGAATAGCAAGAATAGCAAACCAATCTAAGAATGTCCCAGTGTATCCGGGCGGAGTTAGTACGAGTCGGTGTGTATCACGAGTAGTAACGCTAGGTGGGTGTATCTGTGGCGCTATCCTGAGTAGCAAAACTAGGTGTGACTAACTCAGTGTACGAATCAGGGGCGCGGGCGGGCAATCGCGGCGCCCCTTGCCCGACCTGATTTTAATTTCCCGCGTGGTCTCTTTTTTTGGAAATTTTTAGGATAGTTTACTATTGTGAGTGGAATCAATAACTTGGCGTAGCAAAGTACACTAGACCTACAGGATAGTATAGGATACCGCAGGATAGTTTTTGACTTGCCTGCTAGGTGGCTTTGCTACGTGGGATAGCAAACGGGCCGATGGTAACCCGCTTTGCTATTGAGGATACTTGCCCACCTATGCCGGCACTGCTTTGCTAGTGAGGATACCGGGCGACATTGGCCCACATTGTCCCACATTGTCCTAATTAGGACACGGGAGCCGATCAGCGGGCCAGCGACGCGGGCAAGCGGGCACGCGGGCGACTCTGGTAGCCGGTAGCAGGTGGCCGGGACTCTGGGCGACTCTGGTAGCCGGTAGCAGGTGGCCGGGACTCTGGGCGACTCTGGTAGCCGGTAGCAGGTGGCCGGGACTCTGGGCGAGCGGACACAAAAAAGCCCCGCTCAGTGGCGGGGCTTGCGGGGCTTGCGGGGCCGACTACCGGTTAGCCGTCTGCCATGGCTTCAGACAGTTCACGCACCCCGGCTTCAATGGCGGCGCGTACTCGCTTGTAAACCGCCCGGGCTTTCGGGTCGTAACCTTTCAGTTCACGGTCCAACTTCTCAAGGGCCTTCTGCATATCATGCAGCCCGCCCACGTCATCGGTGGATGGCGTTGGGAGTTGCGGTTCACGTTCGCCGCCGGACTCGCTGGCAGAATCGCCGCTAGTGGTTTCCGGCTTGCCGTCGCGCTGCTCAATCGCTTTCTTTTTGGTCAGCTTGTTATTCGCCACGCCGCGGGCCAGCGCGGGGCTGAAGCCTTCAGCCCGGAGTTTACAGTAACGCGCCTTGCCTTGCAGGCCCTTTGGGCACTCTTTCTCGGAAAGATAGTTGGCCGGCGCTTCTACAATAACCTTAAAGTCGGCTTTTCGTTGTTTCGGGATACTGCCTAGCAACTCGGCCTTTTCCTTATCGTTTAAGTCACCATTCCGGTGCAGCGTGGCCGCATCAAGTACAAGGTTGGCCAGCCGGGTGGAAGCGCGGGTAATGGACTGTACCAGCTTTCTCACTTCTGGTCGGATAGTCTGCTTGCTTGCTGCCTTTTCGGCAGTGGTAGCTTTCTTGCCAGTGTTAGCAGTGGCGCGGGTCTTCTTGGCTTGAGTAGTCATAGCTTATCTCCAGTCTTTCCAGTGCGGTCCTAATTAGGACCCGGTTGAGTGCGGGGCGTTTTCCCCGCCAGCAACTGAAGTATGGAACATAGGGGGCACTATGTCAAAACGAGTCGGGCGAGGCGAACCAATGTCAGTGTCGCTCGGAGTGTACGAGAACAGGTCAGCGTGACGCAGCGGCGCTGGGACGCAGGGAAAATCGTAAGAATCCTTTTTTGTGAGGCAGGGGGGCTGGGGG